TAACTTTCAATACCTCCAGAGGTACCCCAGGGGTTTCCCCTCCCCGCCCCCCACCTAGCCCGCTTCGCGTATAGGCGCTAGGAATTTGTACGGGTTTTAGGTTTTTTCTAGACGCCAAAATGGTTAGTTATGCATTGTAGTGTATAGACTGGGGGTGGTCGTGTGGGTACTCGCGGCCCTGTCCCGAAGCGGACTGAAAATCGTGTTCGGCGTAACAAATCTGAGACGGAGAATGTCTCTGTGGCGGGTGGCCGTAAGGTGACCATCCCGCGCATGAACGGGCAATGGTCGCCTGTGGCAAAGATGATGTGGCGCGCTGCGAAAGAATCGGGCCAGGCACGGTTCTATGAATCGACTGACTGGGCAACGCTCTATTCCCTGTGTGACCAGATGACCTATGCGATGGCTCAGAAGAAACGCCCGGCTCAGCTTATACAAACCATATATTCAGAGCTTGGAAACCTTCTCTTCACGGAGGGTGCCCGCCGCCGCGTGCAGGTCGAATTGTTCCGCCCGGAGGAGGAGCAGAGTAGCAGCACGCAGTCGGAGGCAATGGAACGATGGGGGAAGAAGTTCAAAGTCGTGTAGATGCGCTCGCGTCTGAGCAGCTGAAGCTGCCGCCGCGTGAGCGTATCCATCTGCTGCCCCCTGAGGTGCCGCCTCTGACTCTAGGGTGGGCCATCGCGGCGTGGATGATGGACAACCTCATTCAGCCTAACGGCCCAAACGCTGGGCAGCCTTTCGTGCCCACTGATGGGCAGGTAGAATTCCTGCTGCATTGGTATGCGGTGAATGAGAAAGGCGAATGGCTGTACACGCATGCGGCCCGGCGTCTCGCTAAAGGCTCCGGTAAATCCCCTTTCGCGGCGGCGTGTGCGCTCGCTGAGCTGTGTGGCCCGGTGAGGGTGAAGGAAATACGCAATGACATGTCTTTGCCGCCGTGGGAGCGTGTAGAGGGGCAGCCTATGAGTATGCCTCTCGTGCAGATTGCGGCCACGTCTGAGGCTCAGACGCTTAACACCATGCGTATGATTCGGGCTTTCGCGGGTAAGCGCACGAAATTTGCGAAGAAGTACGGGCTGGACACTGGTAAAACTCAGATTGAGACCCCTGACGGTGGGATGCTGATGCAGATTACCGCCTCAGCGTCATCAGCTGAGGGTGCTGAAGCAAGCTTTGTGGTCGCGGATGAGACGGAGCACTGGCTGCCTGGTGGTGGTGGCCCGGCGATGGCGGAAACGCTGATGCAGAACCTTGTGAAGACCGGCGGGCGGATGATGGAGACATCGAACGCTTGGGTGCCGGGTGTGGGGTCTGTCGCCGAATCAACGTTTGACGATTGGTGCGCCCAGGAAGAGGGCAAGCTAATCCGTGAAACTAAAATCCTCTATGACGCCCGCATAGCACCGCACAATACGGCCTTGACAGATAACCCTGAAAAGGGGCAGATTAGCCTCACTGAGGGCCTGGAATTCGTGTATGAGGATTGCTCCTGGGCTAACCTGAGGGCTATCCGTGAACAGATTTGGAAACCGAGCTATCCCGTCTCGCGTGCCCGCCGGTTCTTCCTGAACCAGCCTAACGCGGTGGACACAGCCTGGATTACAGTTCAGGAATGGTCGATGCTGGCTGACCCGGCGCGGGAAGTCGCAGAGGGCGAAGAGGTTGTGTTGTTCTTTGACGGCTCCAAATCGAATGACCATACGGCGCTCGTGGGCTGCTGCATGTCCGACGGGCATATCTTCACAGTGGGCGTGTGGGCGCCGGACGAAAACACCGGCGTGGTAGACGCTGAAGCCGTGGACGCAGCCGTGCGTGAAACGTTCGAGAAATACGAGGTCATGGCCTTCTACGCGGACGTGCGCGAGTGGGAATCATACGTGAAAAAGACCTGGCCAGACCTGTATAAGGAAGAACTGATAATGTGGGCCGTCCAGAAAGGCAAAGCAGCGGCCCCTATCGCATGGGATATGCGCTCGCACGGGTACGAGTTCGCGGAGGCAGCAGAAATGTGCCACGCAGAAATCAAAGATGGCCAGTTCACTCATGACGGGAACTGGGAGACCTCAAAGCACATTGGGAACGCCCGCGCAACAGAATCACGCGGACGTATAACCATCAAGAAAGAGTCACCCAAATCACCGAATAAGATTGACGCCGCCGTGTGCGTCATTGGTGCCCGCATGGTCTACCGTGCCGTGCTGGCCTCCGATAAATGGGAAAAGCGAAACAACAAGTCAGACTTCATCGTTTGGTAGGAGGTGCCAGAATGTCCGTGGAAAAGCTCGCTAAAAAGCTCACGCCCCCAGCGGATTACGCCAAGTGGGAGGCGTACTACGGTGAGAAGCACAGGCTAGACGCTATCGGCATCTCTCTGCCGCCTGAAGCACGTGTGCTAGAGCTGGTCGTGTCGTGGCCAGCGCTCGCGGTCGATGTGCTCGACGAAGTGCTGAACATTGAAGGATTCGCGCTCGCATCTGATGCGGAAGTCCCTAAAAAGCTCCGCTCATGGTGGGAGCGGAATAACATGGACACGCTCAGCTCCCAGATTCACACTGAAGCGCTGGTTCAAGGCTCCGCATTCATCGTGATTGGCGCGCTGGACGATAAGACCCCGCGTTTCACCGGGCACACTGCTAAAGAAATCGTGGTGGAAACCGATAGCACGGGTGAGGTTAGCGAAGCGCTACAGAAGTACCGCAGCGGCGGCAAAGACTACCTGGCACACTACACGCCAGGCATGGTGAGCTACTACGAAGGCACGAGATACGGTAACCGCCTCATCGGCACCGGTGAGACAAACACGAAGTACATTCCTGTAGTGCCCGTGGTAAATAAGGGGCAGCTGAAGAGCAAAGGCACCAAGGGCGTATCTGAGATAAAAAGCATCGTCGGATACACGGACGCCGCCTCACGCTCCATCACAAACCTTCAGGTGGCTCAGGAAATCCTGGCCATGCCCCAGCGGTACCTGTTCGGCGACGGGCTAGAGACGCTACGCGGCCCTGACGGCAAGCCTAAAACAAAGATAGAGGCGTACATGGGTCTGCTGTGGACAGGCCCGTCAGGCTCATCTGCTGGGCAACTCCCCGGCGCTGACCTATCACAGATTATCAACAGCGTGAAAATGTACGCCCAGATGGTCAGCTCAGTAGCGGGCATACCGCCCTCATTCCTAGGAATATCAACAGATAACCCCGCCTCCGCTGAAGCAATGCGGGCCGCAAAAGAACGCCTCATCACAAAGGCAGAGCGGAAACAATCAGCATTCGGCGATTCCTGGGAAAAAGCCATGCGGATAGCCCTAGAAATGTTTGGGCACCCCATCGACACGGCAGACACGCTAGAAGCACTCTGGCGCGACCCTGCAACGCCTTCCCAGTCCGCCAAAGCAGCGAACCTGCTACAGGCCCAGGCACAAGGCATCATCACCGCCAAGACAGCCCGCGAAGGGCTGCCGCTCACCCCAGAGCAGCGGGCATACGAAGACGCCCAGAACGCCGGCGGAGGGGAGCTATTCAAGGAGGTATTCGGGTAATGGCACCAGACCCCGTAAACGAGTCATTCCAGGCATACCTGGAAGCGCTCGCAGCAATGCAAAAAGCATTCCTGCGTGAGCTATTCAGGCTCATACAGGCGGGGTTCAGGGTAGACACACCCGATGAGACCGTAGAAGCCCTGGTTCCCGTACTGCTTCAGCTCGTGCGCGAATGGCGGGGCCGCACCCATGACCGTACAAGCCGGTTCCTGACACAGCAAGCACGAATAGCTGGGGGCGGCACACCAGACATAGCAGCTGATGCCGTAGGGTACAGTGAGCAAGGTCTACGAACTGTACTCGCATCAAAAATGAGGGCAAACCCAACAGAAACATGGGTTGCACTGGCCGGCCCGCTCTACAGGGCCGTAAACAACGTAGCGCGAGAAACCATCATCGCATCCTCAGAAATCACCGTGCAGCAGCACCCGGCAGCATTCCCTGAAGTGCAAGTTGAAAACGTGAAAGCGCTCACTGATGAGGTGGGCGTGAAGGATTTCGACGCGGAAGATGCGTGGGATGCTCTGGCCCTGTATGCGGATGAGGCAGAAGCGCGGGTGAAGCTGGATGAGCTACGCCCAGACGATGCTGAAGAACGCAGTGAATGGCAGGGCATAGAGTCGCGTGAAGGGGTGTATGAGCGGATTCTCACCGGGGATGTGGATGAGAAAGGCCGCCGGCGGAAACCTTTTGCGTGGGCACGAGTACTTGTGGGTGCCCAGAACTGCCATTTCTGCATCATGCTTGCCTCACGCGGGCCGGTATATGCGTCCAAGGAATCGGCGATGTTCACGGCGCCTGTCTCTCATACGAAGGGGGCTAAGAAGAAGGCCCCTATCTCTAGGCTGAGGGCTGATATTGACCGGGCGAAGAAAGCACAGCGATTCCATGATTTCTGCGATTGCGAGATAGTGCCAGTATTCGATAGGAGCGACTGGCCAGGTAAAGAACAATACGAAGCTGCTAAAACCCTGTGGGACGCTGCTACTGTAGAGGCTGAGAAACGCACTGAGTATGCGCGTGAGCGGGCGAAAGCAGTAGCGGAAGCCACCGGGCGTAAGCCTCAGCGTGTGCAGCGCACAGACCCCGCCAGCGTGCTTAAAGAGTACTCGCACGCTCTCAAGACGCGCGGCTGGGCGATAGACTTTGACCCTCTCAAGCCACGTGATGAGAAGGACACGGGGTGGGTGTACAAGAACTGGCAATTTCCGTACCCCACGACAGAGCCACCTATCCCCCGCGGGCAGACTATCCGGTATAAGCTCACGGATAAGGACAAGCGGCACATCTGGGAAGGTGAAGAAAACCCGCGTAAGGGGGGTCACCGGCCCGGCGCCGGGCGCGCAAACAAAACGGAATTCCCGTCTGATTGGAGCAGAAATGAGGCAATGCAGGCGGTGCAGCGCACTATAGACACGCCAGACGCAGTTTTTCGCTCTGGTGACGCCACCGTGCACGCAAAAATCGTGGATGACGTGCTAATCCACGCGAAATTCCACGAAACCAGCGAAGGGACGAAATTCACCACTGCCTTCCCTGACCGTGGCGTGGGAGTATATGCTAATCTGATGGAATCAGGGGTGAAGCTCCGCGCTCCACTCGTGAAACCAGAAGGGAAAGGAGGGAAATGGCATGAAATTGTCTAAGGAAGAATACAACTTCGCAGAACAGGCAGCTTTTGATTTCAGTAGGGCGCTAGATACGGCCCATGCCCACCTCACTAACCCTGTCCTAGTGCATGACGGCGCCGGCGATAGCGAGAACATCATCTGGGCGCTGGACGCGATGGCGAAAGACCCCACAATCCCTATTCCCGCAGCCGCCTACGTAGAATACGTGAGCAGCTGCCGGTTTGACTGGTCAAACAGGGCCGGGGAATACGACAAGATGGCGACAGCAGCCATCAGAGAAATAAATACCCGCCCAGCAGTACAAGAGGCATACGCGCAGAGCGGCCTGCCGCCCGTGACAAGCGCAGACAAATACATCATCCTGAATAAAATGTTCGGGAAACCGAAATAAAAGAGCAAAAAGACACAAAAAAAAAGGGGAGGCGCCCGCGGCGGGGCCTCCCCTTCAGCTATGCA